AACTAGTGCAAGTCTTGCTGATATTGAAGGAGAATATATATCTTCATACAACTCAAACGCCATCATAATGTTTGAAACATCCATCACAAATCCATTGTGTGATAAAATTTCCATAGAATCTATTTGATATTCACCAGCTCTTTTCATAATTATCTCCTATTATATAGCTATTACTTTTTCAAATTCTTTAACGAAATCATCTAATACGGATTTTTTTAAAAGTCTGATAACTCTATTCTTTTCATTTTTATCAAATTCCTTTTCATATGAACTATACATATTATAGTGTTCAAATGATCTATCGTTTCTAGAAACTAATCTATCATATGTTTCTATACTGATTATATGATCGTAAACTTTATGAATGTAATATTCTCTACTCTTTTCTGCTTCTGGAACACCACCATACCTTTTATTAATAAAAGTATCAAATAATGCTGCACTTAATGGCCACTCATCTTGTGGGTTTATGATATTATTCATCATTAAAATAACCCAATAATAATTTGGATTTCCATAATACAGTTCAGCAAGAGATTGTGGACTATCTCCATCTTTTATTGTGTATTCATAGTGTGTATTGGGGTCATTAATAAACTTATCTACAACAATACTTTTATGAAATATATTTTTAACAAGTTTTGGTTTATTGTTCAAATACATATCGTATTTTATATTTTTTAATTTACTGAAATAAGTTTCTCTCGCCATTATTAGTACCCCGCTGCAACATCTGATTTAACTACTTGTTCAATTTCTAGGAATGTTAAATTCATTTGAACATTTGTAGGAGAACCATCAATAAACATTCCAAACTGTCCATCTGACCCATAAGATATTTCGCATGATGTTAATACTGCAGGTTTAAACTTGTGTAGAGATACGGCCCTACCACCACCTTGTCCATGCAAGAAATACTCAATTTCAAAAACATTGGGCAATGTATAAAATCGATTTAATGGGCCTTCAAAATCTGGCAACATATTTTCTCTAAATGTTGTTGTAATATTTCTAATTGCTACAGATTCTTCTTGGCTTTTTGCAACAAATTTATATTCAAATGTAAACTGTCTAAAAGAAATTCCTTGAAACAACTGCGCTCTATTTGCGTTAGATGCCTTACCACTAAAAACTTGTTGTGCAACTTCAGCACCATTCTGTACTGCAAGATCTGCAATACTTCTCATTATTTGATTTCCACCCATAGAACCAGCATCTAATAAAGCACCACCAAATCCACTAAGTCCACTACCAGCCTTAATTGCACCTTTTGCGGCAGTCACTGCGGCACCTGCAGCCTCTTCGTAATTTGCTTGTTGTGCAACACCGACATTTTCTGGCACATATAATGCAACAGATTTTAAAACATGATTTCCACTCTTGGCGCCGCCTGGTTCTGCAATATGAGATACAGGAGTTTTATCGACAACTCTGAAATTTATAAAGCTATGCAGTTCCCCACTATCCAAATCTAATGGGTATTTCGTAACATCTGCCCCAGCCCCATATCTTCTCTGCTGGGCCTGTCTCATTATCGCATCTGGATAATCTGAAACTGTCATTTTGCTCTCCTAAATAGATATACAGTTATATTTATAATGTTTTTAAAGGATATTTTAAATTGAGTCGAAGATTTACATATAAAGGTAGATATAAACCAAAAAATCCCAAAAAATATCGTGGCGATACCACAAATATAGTATATAGATCTCTATGGGAAAGAAGATTTATGAAATACTGTGACACAAATCCATCAGTGCTTCTGTGGAGTAGTGAAGAATTGGTAATACCATATCTTTCTCCAATAGATAAAAAAGTTCATCGATACTATCCCGACTTTTTGATAAAAATAAAAGACGAAAACGAAAAACTAAGAACAATTGTAATAGAAGTTAAACCAAAGAACCAAACCACTCCACCCAAAAAAAGAAAAAATGGCAAAAAGTCTTGGACATACTTAGAAGAAGTTAGAACATGGGGAATAAATGAGGCAAAATGGAAAGCCGCAAAAGAATTTTGCAAAGACAGAATGTGGGAATTTAAAATTTTAACAGAAGACCATTTGGTTCCTTAATTTTGTTATAAATATATGTAAAATACACGGAGAAACAATGGTCAATTTTGCCCCATTACTGAAAAGAATGTCTGCAGTTGGTGTTAAACCAAATACAAATGCTGCAAGAGAATGGTTCAGGAAAAAAATCAGAGAAACCCAAGTAACAAGAAATAAACTCACTGCAGATAGTAACCGTAGTGTGAGTAGTAACATTATTGGTAGTATGTATTGTTATTATTATGACCCAAAGACAAAAAATAAATTGCCATATTATGATGAATTTCCATTAATATTTGTTGTTGATAGATTTCCTGGCGGGTTTTTGGGTATAAATTTGCATTATGTATCTCCAAAAAATAGAATACTTATTATGGAAGCGTTGAGCGAAATTGCAAATAATAAAAAATATGATTCTACAACAAAATTAAACTTATCATATCAAAGATTAAAGGCATTATCAAAATTTAATTTAATTAAACCATGTGTAAAAAAATATTTAAATAATCGTGTTAAAGGTAATTTTGTAAAAATAGAGGCGAATGAATGGGATATCGCTATATTCCTACCAGTACAGAAATTCAAAAAGGCTGCTCCATCCACTGTATGGTCAAAATCAGCACAACAGGGTAGATAAAAATGGCAAGAGAAGAAACAAAATTTTTTAGTGTTGAAGATTTTAGAAATGGAGTTGCAAAGACTGGACTTACTAAAGGAAACAAATATGTATTGAGAGTAAAATTGCCACCTATATTAACAGGTATTGGCGATATTACTGAGATTTTTTTGAGAATTGATAGTGTCGAATTGCCAGGAAAACAACTAGCAACATCTGAAGTAAAATATTATGGCCCACCAAGAAAATCTCCATATGGGATGGTGTATGAAGATTTAAATTGCACATTGTTATTATCTGCAAATCTTAGAGAAAGATACATATTTTCACAATGGATGAATGCAATATATAGTTACGATACTGCACACATTTCTTATTTTAAGGATTTTACTAGTGAATTAGAATTTGATGCATATTCAGACGATGGACTTCAAATATATACAGTTGTTTTTGAAGAATGTTATCCAATATCAATTGGTAGTTTGAATTTTGCATATGGTAATGAAGATCTTATAAGATTACCACTTACCTTTTCCTATAGAAAATGGAAAGAAAACCAACCAATGCAGTTAAATGGTGGTGTTTCTCCATATGCAAATTTACCAGCTGCAAAATCATATCCAACTGCACTAGAATTCAATCAATCATTTAAGAATATGTTAAACACTGCTGTTGGGAACAGTCCTATTGGACAAATTGGTGCAGCACTAGGCGGTATTGGTGGTTTAGATCTTAAACTTGATAATATTGCTAAAAATTTCACTAGCAGTCCATTTGGAAGATCAATTGGAGATTTTAGTAATAATTTAACACAAGGATTTTCACAATTTTCCAACGGGTTTAACCAAATAAATACTGCATTTGGACAGGCACAATCACAACTATCAAATGTACAAAACAGACTGAATCAGTTTAATCCTGCCGCTATTCAGAATCAAGTTAGAACAAAGGCAAACAACTTTGTTTCTAAAAAACTAGGTGGACTTTTTAAATTTTAATAACATTGAATTGAGGAGTATAAAATGACTTTACCCATTATTAACCAACCAACTTATGAACTGACTGTACCTTCATCTAAGGAAAAAATCAGATATAGACCTTTCTTAGTCAAAGAAGAAAAAATCTTACTTATGGCTCAAGAGGGTACTGATGTAGATGAGCAGATCGAGGCAGTTAAACAAATCATAAGAAACTGCGTTGTTTCAGAAGGATTTAAGTTTGAAAAATTATCAACATTCGATATTGAATATTTGTTTATTAATATCAGAAGTAAATCTGTTGGTAATATTCTCGACTTAAATTATAGATTTGATAACTGTACTGCAGAACTAGAAGATGGTTCTGCAACACCAAGAATTTGTCAAGTACCATTTAAGTTGAATCTAGAAGATGTAATTGTTCGTGGCCAAGATGGACACAACAATGTTATCAATCTTACAGATGATGTTGGTGTCGTAATGAAATATCCAGATTTTAAACTATTAAATAAAATTGTGGGTATGTCAAATTACGAACAACTACTAGATGTTATCGGTAGTTGCGTACAAATGATATTCATGGGCGAGGAAACATATGACCCAGCAGAATATAGTGAGGCACAGTTGAGAGAATTTTTTGAAAATCTTTCACAAGATCAATTTAAAAAAGTATCACATTTTTTTGAAACGATGCCACAAACAGTTAGTAATGTAAATATAGAATGTAAAAAATGTGGAAAGAAACAATCGGTAGAAATAAAGGGAATATCCGATTTTTTCGAATAACCTTATATCATGAAAGTCTGGCCTCTTTATACCAGACAAATTTTGCACTTATGCAACACCATAAATATAGTTTAACTGAATTAGAAAACATGATACCTTGGGAAAGAGAAATATATGTTTCGTTAGTAGTAAATTATTTACAGGAACTAGAAAACAAGAGGAAGTAAATCTAAATGGCGGTCGAAAACAGTTTAGATGAAGTAATAGCAAACATTAAAGGATTTAATGATTCTGCTGTACTTGCAAAAAAATTAGAGGAAGTGTCGGAAAATTTAGAATCCAACACGGCCGCCTCTGTCTTGGGCGAAGTTTCTTCGATAATTAAAGAACAAGGCAATATGTCTGTTGCAGAATTAAAAAGTACAAGAGCTGACTTACAACTATTAAAAGATAAAGTACGAGAGTCTGATAGAGTTAGTGAAAGGGATAGAGAAAATATTCTTTCACTGATTGCTAATCAGGAAGCAATTATTGCGGAAAATACAACACTCTCAAAAAAGGCCGCAGAATTTATTTCAGAAAATGTTAAAGATAAAATTCCAGACATTGCAGGGATTGCTGCTGGGGTTGTTGCAGAAAGTCCAGCTCTCGCCCTTGGAGTAAAATTTGTAGGCGACAAAATTCAAGAAGCGAGAGAAAAAAGAAAGAAAGAAAGAGAAGAGAGAGAAGCAAGATTACAAAGAATTGCTGAACAAGAAGCAATTCAAGACGAAGAGATGGAGTTATTAAGAAGCTCTATAACTGCACAAGAGACTCTTGCAAAACTCAATATGACTGCCGAAGAGGCACAAGAATCTGCAAAGAAAAATAATATTTCTTATGAAGAATATATCAACCAACTAAAAGATGGATTGATTTTAGATTCTAAAAGAAAAAAGGCAGAAGCAGATTTAGCAGAAAAACAATCAAAACAAATTTCTGATATAAGAGAAAAATTTGGTGTTGTTGCCGATAAAGACGATGATAACAAACCACCAACACCACCGAGCACACCATCATCTCCTGTATCAATTCCAGTTACTGAACCAACAGTAGTATCTGATTCTGATTCTGGAGAAATTTCTTCACAAGATACAAATAAATTTGCTCAAAGATTAGAAGGAATAGAATCACAACTAACAGATGGTACACCATATCTGCAAAGTATTAGAGACTTTATGGAATATATGGCAAATCCAGATACTGTAGATACGAATGATATAGAAAATCAAAGAGAAAACCGTAGAATTCAACAAAACTCTCTTAAATTGCAAGATGACATTGTTGATGAATTGCGAGCTCAAACCGATCTATTAAAAAATATTTCCAGAGAAGCAGGTGAAGATGGAGAAGGTGGTGGCGGCCTTCTTGGTGGACTGGCAGGTGCTCTTGGGTTAGGCGATATGTTGGGCGGTAATCGTAGAGGGAGAAATCGTAGAACTAGTAGATCAAGGGGCCCACGCCGTGGTGGGAGATTTGGTAAACTTCGTGGAATGTTCAGTGGGGCATTTGGAAAACTAAAAGGGTTAGGTGGTTTATTAGGAAAGGGTGGACTGATTGCTGGAATTACTGGGGGACTACTTGCTGCAGGCGGGGGATTATTATCAAATATTAAAGGTGCTGGTTCTGCAGCCATAGATGGACTTAAAGGATTTGTTAGTAATGCAGCAGACAATATAAAATCTTTTGGCGCAAAGGCATTAGATAGTATCAAGAGTGTTGGTAGTAGTATATTAGACAGTGGTAAGGCACTTTTAAAACTTGGACAAGATGCTGTTGCAAAAGGGACAAAAGTACTTGCAGAAACTGCTGGAATAGTAGTAAAGAATGCGGATAGTGTTACGAAACCTGTTGCGAATTTAACAGAAAGTGCAACAAAGAATATGGATAACGCAGCCGGTGCATTGACGAAACCAGTCACAAATGCTGTTGATTCTATGCCTAAACCAACAGTAATGACAGATACATTAGATACAATAACTGGTGCAAAACCAGATGCTCCTAATGTATCTAAATTACCAGACGCACCAAAACCCCCAAGTCCTGTAACAAAACCGCCAGCACCAAAAAGACCCCCACCACCACCAAGTAAATTGGGCAGTGTGGGTAGTGCAGTTGGAGATGCATTAAAGGCACCAATTGTAAAAGTACAAGCAACTGCTGGCAAAGTAGTTGCTAAGGCGGTACCAAAAAAACTTGCACAAAGTATTCTTGCACGAAAAGCTGCAAAACTAGCAACCAAGGCTGTACCAGTTCTTGGAGCACTTGCTGGCGGATGGTTTGCACTATCAAATTTATTTAAGGGCGATTTTGTTGGTGCGGCCGCCGAAGCAGGTGGTATTTTGGCACCATCATTAATTGGTCTACCAATTGATGCAGGGATAATGGCAAGAGAAACATATAATGAAATTTATGGAACTGAAGAAAATCCATTCCCACTCGAAGGAGACCTAATTAGTCAACCAGAAGTGGCGGCCCAGAGAATGGGCGAATTGAAAGATATGGCCTTCGAAGCTGTTGGATTGGGGGGTGAAACTGCTGCAGAACAAGATGCAGAAACTTTAAATAACCAAGTAAGTGGTAACACATCTACAGATGCAGTAACTCCTTCTGGACAAACTCCATCAAGTACAGCTATGAATACTGCAATATTAAACGATGACCCAGATTTTGCAATGTCTACACCACCATCAACACCAACTGGTAGTTCTAGTTCTATAACTCCATCAGGTAGTGGACAATCAAGTAATTTAAATGATTGGTCTAAGGATGGTGTAATATCAGGGTCAGATGCCACGGTTGCACAAAAACAACAAGTGGCAACATTTATGAATGATTCTCAAATGAATAACGCAACAAGAAATACAGGAAATAATGTAACATCTGTTGTATCTTCGCCTGTAACAAATGCAAGTACAACTAATGTAACTAATGTGCAAATGCCACATGTAAGAAATCCAGAACCATCACAGGCAATGGTTAGAACTGGACTAGGAGCTTTTTAAAGGAGAAATATAATGATAGATAAATTGTTCAAGAAAGAGAAAGATCTTATTTTTGTTATTGCAGGTTGTGCAATCCTAATTTTACCTATTTCACTAATCGGTTGGGGGTTAATCGGTTATGGTGTTTGGAATATGGTAATGGATAGATAAAATTTACTTATACCCCTATAAAAAATTTCAGTGCTAAAAAGTGTTGATTTTTTGTGCAATCTTCCTATATAATGGTATCAATTAGTAAATCATTATTTACTAATATTTTACTACTACTGTCC